CGGATGTTGTATTCTTCCTGCACGTCCAGCCATGGGTATGTGTAGGGGAGCGGCCACGGCGATGGGTTTGGGCCGATTATCGGCGTCCAACCTAGCATGATTGCGTAAGGGTGATCTTCCAGCCCCACGGGCAACTCGTCATCAATCAGGGCTTCCTCGAAGTCTTGGTCCTCGGCAATACAGAGCCACCGCTTCTTTTTTACATCATATAGTTCGCAGTAGCGGAAAAGCTGGGCCGATTCGTCCTCGTAGTCGCCACCGCTGCTGATTGAGGGTTGGCGTGACTTGTCCTTGCTGTAGCGGTCATTGCGCTTGACGTTGCACTTGAACTGCATCCGTAGTTCCGGCGGAAACCGCTCGTCGGCTTTGGCCTCGTCCAGGGGCACAGTGACTTCCTCACCAAGCCACGGCCACTTGCGCATGTAGGGGCCTGAGTCCGGGAACAGCATACACTTGGCATCAACCCACTCGAAGCGGTATGTATCGTCCTTGACGATGAACGGGGGTTCCTGGATGGGCATCCCGGTCATCGGGTCGATCATGGCTTCCGGTTCACCCATCTCGTTGAGGATGGGGTTGCCGTCGCCGTCCTTTTCGGTGATATCCTCTTCGGCGTGCGGGTTCGGCTCAAGGGTTGGGTCGTAGATGACCTTGATGACGCCTGCGCGGAAGAAGGCTTGGAGAAGGGCTAGGTTGGTTGCCTCCTCGAAGTTGTCGTCCTGCTTCATGATGGCGGATAGCAACTCCTCAGCCATATAGGCTTTGCGGGTTGACGCCATCTCGCGGCCCGGCTTGGGCCGGATGATCGCACGGGGGTTCTCGAACAGCAGGTTGGTCTGGGTGACCTTCAGCGTGGCCTGGAAGTGGTTTAGGACGCGCGGCCCGCCGTCACCCTGATTCCACTGTTTACCAAGGAAGAACTCCTCGCACTTCTCAACCTTGTAGGTCTGCTCCCAATCCTTGCGAACATCCCTGGCTTCCTGGATGCGGTGCTTCCACTTCTTGAGGTCCGGCTTGTCGGCGCCAACCTCAGTGGGTGTGGTTTGCTCCTGGTCGTATTGGGCTTCAGCCATCAGGCGTAGACTCCAATCCTAAACGTGGCCGTTTTGCGCTGCTCGCCGCCCGCCACCTTCTTCCGCCACCACTCGAAACTGTTGGGCATCTGCTCAGGTTTGGTGTAGCTCGCCGGAGGCGGGTGTTTCTTCAGCAGGTATTTCAGACCGTCCCAGGCGTGGTTGTCCTTGTCCACTAGGTCCTCGCTGGCGTTCTTGTTCATCGCGACTTGCGCCGAGAACTCTTTGTGGCGCTGCTGGCCGATTTCCCAGATGAGCTTGGGGCACGCTTCCGTGACGCGGTAGCGCGGGGCTTTGATATCCTTCCAGTACCAGCCGTGAAGCCAGTTGGCGATGGTGACATCGCCGCCCTTTTCTCCAGGAACCATCCCCACACCCATCTCTCGAAAGATTCTAGCTGTTGATTTGTTAGGCCCAGCGGCCTGGGGTTTGTCTTCGTTCCAGATTGATGGATCTGCCACAATGTATGAAAGAGCCTCATAAGGGTAAGGGCATCCGGCGTATCGCTTACCCATTTGATCGAATCCATCTTTGCCCTTAATGATGCTGGCGATTTGGTGGGCTGGGACTTGGGCGCCGTAGAACTCCCAGACCGTGGTGATGATACCATCGCCATCGACGGAGTGAACGTGGAAAGCTGATGGACTGTGCCAACCGTGGTCATAGCTGCCGTATAGTTTGGTTCCGAACGCCTCATATGCCGGTATGACGATGTTACTGGTATTGCGCCAAAGCTCCCACTTGGGGAAAAGGTGCTGTCCTCCAAGTGCCCCATACTTGATCTCCATCTCCTTCTTCCAACGGGGGTCGTCCATCCCCATCGGGTAGGCGCGGGCCTCCTCGGCCAGCCAAGTGTCACCCTTGGGCGTGCCAGGCCGCTTGTTCGAGTCGGCGCTATAGTGGTAGCGAACCACGCCGATGTTGCGGGTTGTGATGCGGCCTGTGTAGCCTGGGATCATGTCATTTCTTGAACCAATAGTGGTTCAACTTAGAGCACAGCGGCCAATAGCCGAACTTGAGCCGGTAAAGCCAATTCGTCCTGTGGTGCCAACGCGGGTTGCCGGTGCCCATGTTCCACATGCAACGCAAGCATTTCAATTTGGACTCAACAATCCCAGCATCCCGGCTGCGTAGATCATCTCCAGCAACTCCAAGCGGTTCTGCTTGGCTTCGACGTAGGCGATGGCTTCCTCGCGAGTCTTGAACTCGATCATGGTGAGGTTGGCGAACTTACGGGCGATCATTGGTTAGCCGTTCTTGCAATGTCTTTGAGTAGTAGCCGCAGTGTGGACAATTCTCCCCTAGTTTGTGGCGGTTGTTGAGGCCGCACACGATTTGATAAGCCCAATAGATTTTATCTGGAATAATCATCACAGTTCCGCCTCGCAAAGCTGCTGGAACTCAGACGGCTCCGCGCTCGACACCACGATCAGTTGTCCCCCGTGGGTGATGGCTGGGAGGGCGGCGGTGTAGGCTTTTCCAAACTCCGGCTGGAAAGCCGCTTCATCACTAAAGACAACTGACGGGTTGTGGGATCGTATGATGTGTCCACCTTCAGGTATTCCCCAGATATGGCTTCCGTTTGGAAGGTGCATGTGGCACCATTTTCCATCCCGTGGTAGGCGTGCCATCCTGAGATGATCCGGTAAACTCCACTCAAGAAATGAGATTCTTGCCTGGTCAGGTTCTTTGTCGTAGACAAGGGCGGCAACATCCTCCTCGCGCTTGCTTTGCACCATTATGAGCTGGTGGGGGAAGGCTCTGGCCCGCCAAAGGAGGTAGGCGCAGGTGAGCCAAGTTGCCATGACGTGCCTGGACTTCTCAATAAAGAGGATACCGCTTCGATAGATGTGGTTGAGGAAGGCCGGCTCCATGCCAACCTCAAGTGCCCAGACGGCCTTTTCAGGAGCGAGTAGTTTCGCTGACACCAAGTACAGGTCGAGCGTGGCGCGGAGGCAAGCTTCGTTGGGGAATGGTTTGAGAGGATTCCCCAGATCATGCTCGTCCTTTGTGCGGATGGCTTCAAAGACAAACGCATGGGCGTCCTTGTTAAACTTCTGCTTCTCGATTGTCTGTTCTAAGGTCGGCATCTATCGGAAGGTGCGCTTCGTAGCGTTTACCGCAACACCAACAGGCTTCAAAGGTGGTGTAGATGTTGGGGTTGAACGGGCAAATCGCTCTAACATCAACCTCCTGCCGCATAATGCCACACTCGTTATGGTAAGTGATCTTCCCATCAGGCACAACCCGCTTGCAGACGCCACAAACCTCATCCATTATCCGGCCTCAGGTCGGCATTCACTGTGCGGGCGCGGGCCGAGGCCACCATGTCCTGGAATTGTTGCAGTTCCTCGGCTGAAAACAGGGCCAGAAGCTCGTCTAGGCCGTTGTCAGTGCGGGAATCTGGGCCTCCTGAGGCGAAATTCAACAAACGGTAGAATTCATCGGTGGTTTTCGCCACGTAGGACTGGGTTTTCGCCAAAGACTCGATTGTTTGGCCCTTTCGGCCACATTGGGGGCAGGCGTCGCCCACTTCCGTGGACTTTTCCTTGATTTGCTTGCCCAAATTGCCGATTGCGGCAACATTGTCGGCCAGGGCGGCGTTAGCCTGGGCCGGATCGCCCAGGTTGAGCTTGGGCGCCATCCGTTCAGCGATCTGCTCGGTGAGGTTGGGGTTCCGTTTCCAGTCAAAGGTCTTAATTCCCGTGAAATCCATAGGCTAAGCCAAGCATTTGCAGCACCAGGGCCACCCCGCTAAAGAACATCAGCCATAGCAGGATCGGCCATGGAAAGCGCATCTGGGTGTTCCTTGCAGTAGAGGGCCACGATGTTGTAGATGGCGACCTCCGCCAGGTCCACAACGCCAACCCCAGCCTCTTTTGCCATGCGATGAAGCAGGGGATCAACCTCCTTCTGCGTTTTGATGCGTAGAACCACGTTAGGAACCTGTCGTTGAGGCGATCTTACCAGCGGCGGGGATCATTTGCAAGAGTTGAGCCAGGATTTCCTGGAGTTTGAGGTTGGCAGAGACGCTGGCGGCTACAACAGACTCAAGCGTGCCGCTGCGATCCACCTTCACCCCTCCCCCGCAGATCATTGCTTCGAGGCCCTGCTGCTCCTTGTTGGAGCTGTAGCTGGCTTGGCAGTTGCCGTCCTTGTCCACGCTGACGGTGACGACCGTGCCTGCGCTGAACTCCCTGGCGCCGCAGCTAGGGGCCGAGGCCAGCACCAAGGCCAGCCCAACCGAGATCAAAACATCCTTCAACATACAACCTCCCGTCTAATTCCCCTAACTCGCCGTTTTGAGCGCAACCTCTATCAAGAGAGGGGCGGATTAAGCTTTTCGCCCCTTTCTCTTGTAAAATCGCGGGCTTAAGCTAACTCCCCGCTAATACCCCCCGGCGAGTATCTTTTATTAAAATGCGGCCTTCCGCTGCACCTCATAATCGTGCATCGCGGCGACCTTAGAATCAAACCCGAACGACCCCCAGCCGGCGCCATCAGCCCACTCGTATTGAACCCAATACCCCC